GGTTGGGGTAGCGGTTGGGGTAGCGGTTGGGGTAGCGGTTGGGGTAGCGGTTGGGGTAGCGGTTGGGGTATCGGTTGGGGTAATAGTGGAACTAATATTTACAACTATAGAAGCTGGATCGGCGACTATATTTAAATCTACGCAATTTTCAACAGTTTTATCTATATTTTGAGTTATTTGAGCCGACCCGCCTTGTTCCGATATAGTGATAGAATTGGCGCTAGGGTCAACATTAAGCTCTATGCCCCCCAAAAGCTCCTGCTTGGTAGCAGAACTTGGAACTACGGTTCCGGTATTAGCGGATAATGTAAAATTATTCCCAATTGAATCAGCTATGGAGCCTACTGTCAAAAAAATCTTCATATATAATTATAATCAAATTATTAATACACTTATTTCATATTTATCGATAAAAATAAAAAAATCGATATAGGTGTAATATTTACTATTATAGTTATAATTCATTATGTCTAAAAGCAAAAAAAATAAGCGTGTAACACAGACTGAAATTCAAAATGAAAGCCGAGCCGTGGAAGAACAAGTGCAAGAAAAAAGGGACTGTTCTCTTCACGTAACACAAAGACCAAAAATAAGCTTTTCATTAAATATAAAAGAAAGAACCGACCTAACAGATAAACAAAAAAAAATATTTGAAGTAGCTGCTAATAAAAATACAAAGTGCGTATTTATAGATGGACTGTACGGATCTTCTAAATCTTACTTAGCCGTAATGTCTTCGTTAAAACTTTTGAATGCAAAAAAAGTAGACGAAATAATATTTATTAGAAACCCGGTTGAGTCCTCTACTACAGGAAAAATTGGCTTCATTCCAGGAACTAGTGAAGAAAAAATGGCTCCATATAATGCTATTTTATTTGATAAGCTCGAAGAAATGTTGTCGGAATCAGATATTGCTAGATTAAAAAAAGATAATCGAATTAGCTGCCATCCTGTCGGTTTTGTAAGGGGTCGTTCTTGGAATTGTAAGGCTGTTATCGTTGACGAAGCTTCTTCTATGACCTGGGATGACCTGTTTCTTATTCTAACAAGATGCGGCGAATTTACTAGAATCTTTTTTATAGGAGATTCTGTTAATCAGAATGATATTGGAGCTAAATCTGGGTTCAGAAAAATGTTTAATTTGTTTAACGATCAGGAAAGTAAGGATTTTGGCATTCATTGTTTCGAACTTAGAGAGTATTCAGACATTGTTAGATCTGGATTACTAAGATTTGTAATGGAAAAAGCTGGTTTAATTAAAAAACCTAAAATTGACAATTATTAATTAAATTTTACTTACGTGAATTACTCATTAGCTTTTACTTCATATAAAAGTTTTAAATATATAAAAAAACAACTTGAACTTGATTATTTTAATTTGTCCGATAATAGAATAGACGAAATTGTTATTCAAGATGACTGTTCTAGCGATTACTCTCTTATTCAGCCTTATGCAAATGAAAGAATAAAGGTTTTTCAAAATGCTGAAAATTTATCACCACTTTTGAATAGGGTGAAACTAGTTGAAAACTGTAAAAACAACATGGTTTTATTGATGGATTCGGATAATTTTTTAGATATTGATTCTTTTTCTAAAATAAATAACTGCGAATATAAGGATAACGTTATATATTGTCCGGACTACGCCAAGCCAGCCTTTAAATTTAAGGAGTTTTCAAATCTTGAAATAAACTTTTCTTTCGCTAAAGAACAAATAAATACTCTTGGCATGCAAATATTTTTAAACAACGGCAATTACTTTGTTCCCAAAAAAGCTTACCTTGAAGTAGCTAAAAACATAGACGTAAAATTTGCGCATTTCGCGGTAGACGTAATTTATTTTAACTATTTATGGTTAAAGGAGGCTGGTAATAAATTAAAATGTGTAAAAGATTATGAGTATGATCACACGTTAAGAAGCGATGGATACTACTCGATAAACGAAAATCCACGCACACAAAAAAAATTAATGGAAGTTATTGAATTGTATTTGAATTTATGAAAAAATATATACAAATCGGAGCAAATATTGGAAACGACGATTTTCAGAAAGAAATTGAGGCTTTGTCTGAAAAGTCATTTATTTTGCTTGTTGAGCCGAATCCAAAACTAATTGATGAATTAAAATTAAATTATAAATTACTGGCAAGCAAGCATGAGATAGCTTTTTTAAATAAAGCTATAACTACAAAAGACCAAGAAGACGCCAAGCTGTACATATATCAAGAGAGCGGGCATTCGTCTTTGATCAGGCGAAAATCTCATATGATCCCATTGGAGGAAATTGGCGTTGACGCAATTAAATTTAATACTTTATGCGAAATTTACAATATAGACGAGGTTGAGCTTTTACAGATTGATACCGAGGGGTTGGATTACGAGATAGTTAACTCTATTGAGTTTTCGAAAATAAAAATTCATACATTAATTTTTGAATGCTGGGGTCATCCTGACGACGATTTAAATAAAATATACAGAACTGGCGCAGACTTTTTAGAAAAAGATGTGAAAAATAAACTCCTTGAATTGTACGACTGGGGCGGCGCGTGGTTAGGCAATATGCCTAATCATAAATTAACTTTAAAAAAATGATTATTTTTGAAAGACTTGGTGGTTGGGGCTTGGCTAATACACTATTTCAAATAGCTACAACGGTTTCTCTTGCTAAACTTAACAATACAGATTACGGCTTTCCAAGTGATTGTTATTTTAGATTTGCAAGATATAATCCGAATGCCTTAGGTAGGATTTTTTTTAAAAAAGAGCTTCCTTGGGTAGATATTAATCTTATAAAAAATCAAGACTTTGAAAGATGGGGGTTTGGGGGAGTAGGCTTTAAGACGTTACCAACCACATATAAGAATATGATAATTGATGGCTTTTTTCAATCTGAAAAATACTTCATACAGCACCGTGATTATATTTTGGAATTATTTGAAATAAAAGATGAATATAAACTTTATATCCAGAGTAAATATAAGCATTTAATAGACGAAGACGCGTGTTCTCTTCATGTTCGGAGAGGTGACTATGCCAACGCTAGAGAACTTATTATTTTAAATAAGGATTATTATGATAAGGCAACAGAAATCATTGGAAAAAATAAGCTTTTTGTTATATTTTCTGATGATATAGATTGGTGTAAAAAAAACTTGGATTATTTACCTAACAAGTTTTACATAGAAGAAAAAAACGATCTTTTAGAAATGTATTTAATGTCTTTGTTTAAGAAGCACATAATAGCAAATAGTACTTTTAGTTGGTGGGGAGCGTGGATGGCAGACAATTCAAAAGTGATAATGCCAAATCCTAGCAGTAACTGGTTTAGTGAAGAATTCTATAAAGAGACTTGGAGGGACAACATTTATACTGATTTAATTTGTTCCGGCTGGGAATACTTATGAAAAAAAAATATATTATAGGTATATGTTCGGTAGGCGAACAATATCATGCAAAAACTATAAAACTCATCAAAGAAATTAATGCTCTTATTGATATAGATTTTTTGGTCCTGACAGATGAACCAAAAAATTTTGAAGGGTTTCCAAATGTTTTTTTAGAGAAGTACCAATATAAGTCTGCTAAATATTTAAATAAAATTTTTTCGTTTCATGACAAGAAAATAATTTTCGAAAGAGGGTTTTTACATTACGATACAGTACTTCTTTTGGACGCAGATCATTCTATAAGACCAAATCTTTATGAGGGCTTATTAGATTTTGATTCAGATAAAATTAGTTGCGGAGCTTATCCGCAAATTATTTGGAGGCATCCCTCCGACTGCTCTATAGAAAATTTTTTATGCGGGTTAACAGGAAGGGTTCCGTACGGAATAAAATTTAAAGAATACGCGATTTCTAAAAATTATAATTTAGATGGAGCTTTTTTGATTCAGGAAAGTTTTTTACTTATTAAGTCCGATGAAAAGTCTATTTTTGATTTTTTGAAAACCTGGGACGATTTAAGTGTTTTTTGTGAAGAGCAAGACATTATCAGGGGGCAACATGTTCTTGGTTACGGCGAGGGGTACAGTATCGGGGTATCTTTGAACACCGCAGGAATAAAAATAATAGAAGATGATTCGTGCGTCAATAGGCTATCTAGATCGTTTAAACATTTTGCATGGGAAAAATAAAAATTAGCATTTTTTTTTAAATACCTGTTTTGAAAATGCAAAACAGTTTTTCAGGAATCTGGTTTATATTTTTGTATTTATTTTGAGCTAGTAATCTCGTGGCTCCAATTTTTTTATAGCTCGCAGTTCTTCCGGTTTTTTTATCTATAAAATCAGGCCAAATTCCGTATTCTCCCCAATACAAATATTTATATAAAATAACGTTTGCTTTCGCAATATATTCTTTTTTATCAACTGGCAGTTTATATTTATTTATTAACTTAATAGCTTGTTTGTCACAGTCTAGCTCCATATTTATTATGGAGCTGGATATTTTTTTACGCAGCGTTTTATTTATTTTATTTGTTTTTTTTGTAAAAATATCTTCAAGGTCATCTATATTGTCAAATACAGAGTCTTGAAAGCTTAGCCATAGTTTGTTGTGGCTAACGCATTGAAGAAAATGACTATATTCATGTGCCAATACCCCTATCCAGTAAGTAGATGAAAAATCTATAAAGCACTTTATGATCATATCTGACTCAAGAAATTCTCCGTCGAATTTGCTACATTGAGATACTCTGGCTTTTAAAATAAGTTTTCCATCATATTCAGATAAATGAGATTTAATCTTTTGTATAAAACTTTCTATTTTATATTTTTTTATTAACCTATTTAGCCTCATAGATATAATTACATTTTTTGTTTAGAAAAAGATAATAAAATAGATTTAAACTTATTAACTGTATATAATATTTTTTTAAAGCATATGAAATTATACTGCACCGAATGTTTTGCTAAAACAGAATATAAATTTTCTAAGCCAAAATTTTGTCCAGAATGCGGCGCTAAGGTTGGAGCTTTAAACGTTTCAGTTTCTAGCGGGGGTATCAAAACTTCTGTTTCAACCGCTTCTGACAATCAAAACCTAGTTAGAATTAAAGAGTTAGAGTTAGAGTTAGAAAAAATCAGAGCGTCTTCAAGATTGGGTCACTTAACCAAAAGTAAAAATCTTAATGAGGGTATTAATGAGGATATTGATGATGAAATTGATGAAGAAGAGTCTGAGGATTATTTAGCAACTCAAAGACACATTGCTAATTTCAAAAGAAGTAAAAATAAATCCGGTATAGTTATAGAAAGAAGTCAGAATTCTTCTGGAGTTACATTTGGTCAGCTTATAGAAAATGCTTCAAAAAACCCATCCTCTGCATCTGCCGATTTTTTGCCTAAGCCTTCTGCTCCTAGCGAAGCTGAGCGACAAAATATCTTAAATCAGCTAAGAGCTGAATCTTCTAGTCAGGCTAGAGTCATAGAAATAGAATAGCAATATGGAGTTTGACGAAGAAAGCTTTAAAAAAGAAAAACCTAATTTTGAAAATTGTTTGTTCATTATTAATGAAGAACTTTTGAAAAGAAAAGGAAAATGGCGTTTAACAGCTATAGCTTGGATGGATTTTGATGACGTATCTCAAAAAATTAGACTTCATATTTTTAATAAGTGGAGTCAATGGGATAATGCTAGACCGATTAGACCCTGGCTTAATACTATAATTACAAATCAGATTACAAATTTAATTAGAAACAATTATTCTTCATTTTCGAAGCCGTGCTCTCAGTGTAAATATAATCTTGGCGGAAATTTATGCGAAATATATGGAACTCAGAACAATTCATGCGCAATATATTCAAAATGGGAATCGTGTAAAAAGAATGCGTATGATATAAAAATGCCAGTTAGTATTCATGAAAACCTTTATGATAATAACGAATCTTCCGGCTCTCAGTCGGCAATGGATATTCCAGATTCAGATGCATATATAGATTATGACTCTAAAATTAGTAACTTTCATAAAAAAATAAAAGAAAAGCTATCAGTAGTAGAATGGAAAGTTTACAACTATCTTTACGTAGAAAATAAAAATGAGATAGAAACAGCTCAAGCTATGGGTTATAAAACCAGCGAGAAAAATAGATCTCCTGGATATAAACAAATTAAAAAAATAAAAAATAAGATATATAAAATTGCTAAAACTTTAATTTACGATATATCATGACCGAAAATGAAGATGATAATTTAAAGTTAACTCCAGAACAAGAGCTTATAGTTAGAGACGCGTTTCAGGACGGAGCTACTCCCAATCTTTCTGAATTAACTCAGAAGGTCTTTAAAAATCCGTCTATTGACGGAAGAAGCAAAGAGGGGCGAGCCATAAAAGAATACATATCTGAGTTTCAGATTGGTAAGGTTAGAGTAAATGTAATTAAAAAAATGGAGCCCTACGCTCTTTCTGACGAGCAAAAAGAAAAAATAAGGCAAGAGTATAAAAAAGACGGATTTACTACGCTTATTTTTACAAGAAATCTTTTAAATGATCAAACAATTAGCGCTCTCCATTTGGAACATAGGGCGGTAAGCGAGTATGTTAAATCACTGCATGATCAAGATGATAAAAAGAGTTTAAGGATTAGTGACTCTGGCGAATTTGAAACAATAAATTATGAACCTTCTTCAAGCTTCAGAAGAAGCGAAGCTCCAACTGAGCAGTATAGGTCTCCTGCTACAATGGTGCAAGTTATTGCTCGAATAAATAAGTATTTAAACTATGGATGGAAAGAAGAAAATTTAAAACGCGCTCAGATTAAATGCGTTGAGTCTCTTTTTTCTTATCTTAAAATATTTCGTTTCTTGTATCAGATAAATAACTACTCCAGGCAAGAGGATAGGGAGCTTTTCGAGGATGCTTTTATCAGATATACCCATGATAAAGATGACCTAACTCAAGAGGAGCTGGATCAGTTTATAACTTTGTCAAACGAAGTTGTTATTGCTGCAGATATTCAAAGAAGAATCGAATACTTGAGAATGGCTTTGGACGATATGGCTTCTGAGTCTGACGGCAGAAAAATAAGCATGAGTCTTAATGAGGCTATTAATAACGCTCAAACTGAATATAATCAGTGTATTTCGAGGCAGGATAAATTATATAAAAGTTTAACGGTTAATCGATCAAAAAGAATAGAAGAAAAAAGAAACGAAAATGCTTCTATCTTAAATTTAGTTTACGCATGGAAGCAAGAAGAAAATAGAGAAAGAATGATTGCTTTAGCTGAAAGGCAAAGGGAAGCGCTAAAAGAAGAGGTAGAAAAGTTGTCGTCGGTTGATGAATTTAAAGCGATTATTAGAGGAATTGATCCAAAAGAAATTTTTAATACTTGATTTCTATGGAATTCTCTTGTAAAGAAGTCGGATGTTCGTATTGCTGTTGTGATAAAAACGAGTTTATCAAACATATAAAAAATGAACACGATTTGAAAATAGATAAATACTTAAAATGGAACTTAAATAAAAAAGATTTACTAACTAAGGAATCTATCGAGTTTAAAAGTTTTGAACAATATCTATTAACAGATTTTGTAAATAAAAAAAACATGCTTGCGTGGCTAAAGCTTGAAAAGGAGGGGTTAGCTAAAAATTTCTTATTGAATAAAATTATAGATCATTCAAAATTAAAAAGTGTATGCTATTTTCCGTCGTCCTCCGAGATGAGAACCGTGTCTTATCTACCCTCTATCAAGACGTATAAATTTTTTTTTCCAGATTTAGATAATTTCATTAAATCAACTGGTTTAAAAAGTCGTTACTCGTATAATAAAAATGAATTAAATTTTAATTTTATTTATCAAAAAAACATAACAGTGGACACAAGAGAACAGAAGCCTATAAAGCTTAAAGATTACGAAATAGTAAACGAGAAACTTGAGTTCGGAGATTATTCTTGCGACGGGCTGCTAGCAGTTGAAAGAAAATCATTAAATGACTTAGTTTCTACTTTATCGTCTGGGTTTGATAGGTTTAACAGAGAAGTAGAAAGAGCTAGAGACGCAAATGGGTATATTGTCGTAGTTACAGAATGTGATATCAATAAGTTTTTATCGTTTTCTTATTCTAGAACCGGCAGATTCGCAAAAGCTTCAACAGATTTTGTTTTTCATAGATTTAGGGAGGTTTGTAAAAGCTTTCCCGAAAATATTCAATTCTGTTTTTCCGGAGGAAGAAAAGAGTCTTCCGAGCTTATACCAAAAATTTTAGCTTTGAATGTAGCTCAAGCTAAAACTTTTGATTTTCAATATTTAATAGAGCATAATCTTATCTAGTTATGTGGGAAGTAGGAAATCAAGATATAATTATTCCGGATCGTCATTTTAACGAAGAGTTAAAAGAAATACGCGGCGAAATGGATGACGCTACTGCAAGAATAACTCTTGCAAAATTTTTAAAATCGAATATAGGATTAACTACTGAATTATTTTTAGGAATTAAGCTCGAAAAATATCAGGAGCTTAACATTAAAGCCATGTTTAATAGAAATTTTTCTATGCTAACATGGGGAAGAGGCGCTTCGAAAAGTTTTTGTGCGGCAGTGTTTTGTATTCTTCAGTGCATATTTGAACCGGGAACTAAAATATTAATTGCGTCTGCTAATTTTAGAACGTCTCGCAGGCTTTTTATGGAGATAGATAAAATGCTGAACGCCAAGGATGCTGGATTGGCTAAGCAATGCTTTAGAGACCCTATCAAAAGAAACGACGAATACGTGTATCCAGTTGAGCTTCCAACTGGCGGATCAATAACAGCAATTCCGCTTGGCGGCGAGAATACTAGAGGGTATCGCGCGTCTGTTTTAATAATTGATGAGTTTTTATTGATGCCTAAAGACATTGTTGAGAGAGTTTTAATGCCATTTATGAGTTCTCCTCTTGACGTTGCTGAAAGAATTAGAGTTAGAGAAGTAGAGGATCAAATGATAAAGGCTGGCAGAATGCAGGAAAAGGATAGAACTGTATTTAAAAATGTAAATAAAATGATAACTCTAAGTTCGGCAAGTTATACTTTTGAATACTTATTTGAGCTTTACTCTATTTGGTCTGATATCATCAGAGATCCAAATTTACTTAATGATTCTGAAAAAGTAGGAGAAGATAGAATGGAGGCTATGAAAAACTCTACTTATTTTGTATCTCAAATGAGTTACGAATCGCTTCCTGAGCATATGATAGACCAAGGCGTTATTCAATTAGCTAAAAGCGGAGGCATAAGTCACTCGGCGTTTCTTAGAGAATACTGCGCTCGCTTCGTGGATGGTGGTGATGGATATTTTTCTCCTAAAAAAATGATACTTTGCACCGTTCCTAATGGTCAATACCCAACTACTAAAATAGCAGGAGATAAAGATAAGAAATATATTTTAGCTATTGATCCGAGCTTTAGTGCTTCTAAAAGTTCCGACTATTTTGCAATGGCTGTGATGGAATTGAACGAAGAAGACGGGACTTCTGTGTATGTTCATGGTTATCAAAAAGCTGGCGCGAGTGTTCAAGACCATATTAAATATTTTTATTATTTATTAACGCATTTTAACATTAGATTGGTTATTATTGACAATGCGGGCGGTGATCAATTTATTGAAGCAGCTAATGGATCGGCTATTTTTAAAGCCAAGGGAATGAAAGTAGGGTTTTTTGAGTTTAACTCTGATAAAGAAGGGGAAGAATATATCGAAATGCTTAAAGAAGCTAAATCTCAATATAATTTTGATACAGGAACTATTTGTATTAAGCAGTATTTTACTTCTTCATTTATAGGTAGAGCTAACAGTTATTTGCAAAGCTGTATTGATCATAAAAGAGTTTGGTTTGCAAGTGCTTCATGTGCTCATCCAGATATTATTCATCAAATGTTTTCATTGAATATACCAATAGATTATATTTATCCGAAAGGTATAGATGATGCGCCAGAAGACGCCGTGGAGAGAGCTAAGCTTGGAGTTAGAGACTTCATGGAGCAGCAGGATTTTATAATTAAAGATACAAAAGATCAGTGCGCGCTAATACAGGTTTCGTCTACTGCTCGCGGAACTCAAAGTTTTGATCTGCCTGCTCATTTGAGAAGACTAACTACTGCTAATAAGCCTAGAAAAGATAACTATTCTGCCTTAATGCTTGGTAATTGGGCTGTTAAGGTTTATTTTGATTTAAACTCTGAAAAGGCTGAGAAGCTTCAGTACAATTTTACACCCTTTTTTCTATAAAACGTGTAGAATTATCTAATAATATAATTGGTAAATTATCTTTATTGGTTCAAAAAGGAATAAATTAATGTCTAAATCTAAAATAGAAAAAGATGAGTCGTCGATTAAAGCTTCTACGTCTAGGGTGTCTAGAAAAAGCGAAAAGATAGAAATACCAGAAGCTCTTATGGCTTCTTTAGATGATAATTTAAGCATTTCTCTTGCCTCTACTTGTGAAAGAACGGGAGAAACCTCCATGAGAAGGAATATTTCTTCTTCAATTACTAAGACAGATAGATTTTCGAATCTCGAAAAAGGACTAGTTCCATTTGTTTATGGTACAGGCAAAGGGAATTACGATTCAAATATTTCAGCAAAAGATGCGATTGTCTTGTGTCAAAAAGCTTATTGGAACGTGCCGATTTTTAGAAATACTATAGACTTAATGACTGAGTTTAGTTTGTCTGATATATACTTAACAGGAGGCAATGAACAAAGTAGAAAGTTTTTTGATTTGTGGCTTCAGAAAATAAGCTCGTGGGATTTACAAGATCAGTTTTATAGAGAGTTCTATCGCAGTGGTAATATTTTTATATATAAATTTAGAGCCGATTTTGGTAGAGAAAGCATGATGAAAATACAGGAGGTTTTTGGTGCGAAATCTTCTAAAAATGAAAAATTATCTGAGTCCGCTATTCCTGTAAAATATATCGTGCTGAATCCGGCTGATATAAATATAGTAACATCATCTTCTTTTTTAGATAATGTTTATGTTAAAATTTTAAATGACTACGAGCTTCAAACTTTGGTAAATCCAAAAACTGAATCGGACAGAAAAATTGCAGAAAAAATACCAGAAATAAAAAGTATTTTAGATAAAAAGGCTACATCCCAAAAAATGGGAATTCCGTCTGGGCTTAATAATATAGGGCTAGAACTAGATAAGGATAGGCTTGTCGCTGTGTTTTATAAAAAACAAAATTACGAGCCATTATCTGTTCCTATGGGTTTTGCGGTTTTAGAAGATATAAATTCAAAACTAGAGCTAAAAAAAATAGACCAGGCTATTGCTAGATCTGTTCAGCAAGCGGTTTTGATGATTACAATGGGCGATGAAAAGGTCGGAATGCCGAGCGCTCAAAACCTAGCTTCAATGAGAAAGCTATTTGAAAATCAAAGTGTTGGAAAAGTTTTAGTTGCAGATTACACAACTAATGCCAAATTTGTAATTCCAGATATTGGTAATTTACTTGACCCAAAAAAGTATGAAATACTGGATAATGATATCAGAATGGGGCTAAATAGTATTTTATTTGGCGAAGAAAAGTTTTCAAATACGTCGATAAAAGTAAAAGTATTTTTCGCTAGATTAAAATACGGAAGAGAAAAATTTTTGAGAGATTTCCTTATTCCAGAAATGAAAGAGGTCGGAAAAGCTCTTGGCTTCAAGCAAGTTCCGACTCCAAGACTTGAAGATATTGATTTTGAAGATAATGTATTGATGAGTAGAGTTTATTCTAGGCTTATAGAGCTTGGGGTTCTTACTCCGGAAGAAGGTTTTGATGTTTTTCAGAGTGGTAGACTTCCAACTTCTGAAGAGAGCATAGAGTCTCAAAAAAGATACAAGGATTCAAAAGATAAAGGATACTATAAGCCTATTATAGGCGGCGCCAAAGAGGGCGAAGAATCGACTGGAACTGGTGGAAGCAAAAACCCGGCTGGAAATTCCGGTCGTCCAGCGGGAACGGGTGGTAATAAACAATCTGTTCCTAGAAAACAGGTTAAAGCTTCTAATTCAAAATTTAGTTACAGCAAACTAAAAAATGTAATTTCTTCATTGACCGAATTAGAAAAAGAAATCGAATCTACTTTGAAAGCTAAATTTAAAATAAAAAAATTAAACAAGGAGCAATTAAGTGTGGCTTCTGATCTAGCAATTTTAGTAGCTCAAAATGAGCCTTTTTCAAATTGGAAGTCTGTTTATAAAAAATATATAGATAATCCGATTAGTGAAAATTCTAACATAGCAGAAGAAGTAGACTCAATAGCTTTGGAGCACGGTTTGGATTCTCGTTCTGCTTGCATGCTTTACCATAGTAAGGAATAAGTTATGGGGATAAACAAAATTAAATTAAAACAAATTGATGCTGATTTTTCGGGCTTAGTTGGACAATATGGCTCTGGATATTTTAGCACTACGGGACAATTGAATTCTCTTTCTGGTTTAGCTTTTAAGTATTCAGATCTCGCTGCTACACAATTTGTTTATCAAACTGGAAATCAAAATATTTCTGGTTCTAAAACTTTTTTCTCTAGACCGATTATCAGCGGAGCAGGAGTGACGTATCATGCTTCTGGCGCGGCTAGACTTGGTGAGGTTGTTAGTCTCGCTGGATCAGATCAAATAACTGGTCCAAAAACTTTTTTGAATACGGTTGATTTTGACGCTTCGGATGTAACTTTCGGCGTTACGCCTTTAGTGTTTGTAGATTGCACATTTGATTTACAGGGTTCTTCAGCAACTAATTTAGCAAATGCCTTAGGAGCTAATTTGGTTAATACCACTACTAATCAAGCAATAGGTGGTGTTAAAAATTTTACTAATAATCTTACAATTAAGGGAACTGGAGTTTTATTGAGTGGGCAAGTCAATCCGGTTTATGTTAGACCAGCTTTCTCATCTAATGAAAGATATATTAATTTTGTAGATTCTACTGGAAGCGGATTTAAAAACTTAGAGCTTAATTCGGGACTGAGATACGACATAATTAATCAGACGCTTAAATGTAAAACTTTTCAAGGCGAGGCTTCAACTGCAAGAAGATTATCCGGGAAAAGTCCAGTCGCTACAATTAATGGTTTAACTTTTGACGGTGGAAGTAACATAGTTGTTTCTGGATATGGAAATTCTGATATAACAAATATTTATAGACCTTTATTATTTACCTCTAATTCGACCGTAGGATATAAAGATTTGATGTTTAATAGTTCGATTTTAGTTAATCCTTCTATTGGTAATGTTTCAGGCTCTTCTATATCTGCTGGATCTGCTGGATTTTCTGGAAATGCTTTAAGTTCTACTTCACTAACAACATCTTTAAATTTAGGCACGGCATTGTCTACTGATAGTATTCTTTTTCAATTTCCTAAGAACACATCTTTATATCAAATGCTTAGTACTGAGTTTAAGCCTGTAAATAATGGAACTGTAAAATTAGGATTAAGTACCCAAAGGTGGTCCGAAATTTGGTGTACTACTACTTTAAATACAACTTCTGATCGAAATTTAAAAACAGAAATATCTGAAATTCCTGATGTATGGCTTGACGCTTGGCAAGACGTTGATTACGCAAGATATAAATTTAAAGATTCGGTGGCTGCAAAGGGAATATCTGGCGCTAGATGGCACATAGGGTTGATTGCTCAAGATATTTATGAAAAATTTCAAAATCATGGATTGGATGCGTTTGAAATAGGAATGCTATGTTATGACAAATGGGATGAAAGCATAGATGTGAATGGTAAGATAGTTCCATCTGGTGAGATTTGGTCAATTAGACCAGACGAATGCCAATTTATGGAAATGGCTTTGATGAGAAGGTCTTTAAACAGATTAAAGAGCGGAATTTTATCTTAATAAAGTGTAGTAAGGTATATAAATAAATAATATGAATCATTTTTTTATACAAACAAAATTATTGCTAACAGGTCAACAAGCGCCGTTTACGGGCGAAGCAGTTAATATGGCTAGATCTAGAGATGCGGCATTTACCGCTTATGGAAGCGGAAATGGAAGCGTTTTTCTTCAATATAAAAGTCCATTTTTTGAAAATGGATGGGTTGATTTTTATTCTTTTTCTGGAATAAGCACCGGATACGCTCTTCCCGCTTATTTAACAACTCCTGTTACTGAAGTTAGGGCAATTTCAAGCGGAAACGGAAAGTTTTGGTGCGGATTTACCGCGCAAAATTAAGCTATGATTAATGATGCTTCAATTGTTAGAATTGAACGTCAGCCAGCTGAGATGCTTTCTACAAGCGGATTTGGCGTCCCAGTAGGGGGATCACAGGGTCAAATTTTAGCTAAATCTACTAATAATAATTACGATACCACTTGGGTAGATCCAAGCATTGGAGTGCCAGCTGGCGGTTCAATTGGTCAATTTTTAGTAAAAAAAACCAATAGCAATTACGATACTAATTGGCAAGATTTACCATTAGTTCAAAGTACGGAATATTTGCTTCAAGCAGTTTATAACGGATCTGGATCTACTATAAACAAAGGCAGTATAGTATCTTTTATTGGAGGAGATGGATCTTATCCAATTGTAGAAAAAGCCGTGTCTAATAACGTACACGATTCAGATGTAATTGGATTAGCAATTGATAATATATTAAATGGCGAATACGGATCAATAATAGTTAATGGAATTTTAGATGGGGTTAATACAATCAATTTTGAAGTTGGAGATAAATTATATCTTTCCCCAACTATAGATGGAGCTATTACAAATTCTTCACCAACAGCTCCTAATCATGCTATTTTTATAGGTTTTTGTATTAAAAAAGACGCCATAGATGGAGTAATATATGTAAGTTTGAATATCGGAACACATTTAGATCTCCTTCACGATGTAAATATTAACTTACCATCAAGCGGCGATGTTTTATTTTTTAATGAAAATAATATTTGGGTTAATAAGAAATTAGATGTTTATAACATATCCGGAGCTGTAAATTCTGGTGATTTTAAAAATATAGTTTTTCAAACCGGCAATCAAAACATATCAGGAATAAAAACATTTTTCCATAGACCTATTTTATCTGGCTCACAAATACAAAACAGTCAATCTGGATTAGCGATGTTAGGAGAGGTTGTGACTATAAACGGTTCGCAAACTATTACTGGACCAAAAGTTTTTGGTGCAAATGTTAGCTTTTCTAATTCTACTATTGACTACACTACCTCTGAAGTAAATTTTACAGAAACTGATTTTATTTTAGATTCTTATTCTTTATCTGGATTAGCTTTAAATTTAAGGGGATTTTTCGTTGATGTTGATTCAAATCAAATAGTTAATGGAAGAAAAACTTTTAGGTCTGGAATAAGATTAATATCCCAAAATTCTTCTGCCTTGGATGTTTCCGGTTCTGCGTTTTTTGATCAAAGACCAACCGTAAATGGCTCTGGAGTATTGTTAAGCGGAGATATTGATACGTCGAATTTTTATCCTAATAATAATCCAAGTGGTTTTATCACGGGGATTGATCTTTCAAATTATGCGAAAAGTTCAGATATATTTAATTCTGCTGTAGAATGGACGCCAAATCATACTTTAGCTGATGGAACCCGTTATTTAGCCGGAGATCTGGTTTACTCTAATGGAAAAGTTTATAAAGCTAACTATGCTAATGAAAGTATACCCGTAACAGATTCGTTATATTGGACAGATTTAGGTCTCGGATACCGTTTAAACATTGACGGTCGAGATATTCCTAATATTCCGCAGGTTGATGTTTCCAATCTATATCCAAATAATAATCCGAGCGGTTTCATTACTGGCATCGACACGTCAAATTTCTATACGAACGATAATCCGAGCGGTTTCATTACTGGCATCGACACGTCAAATTTCTATACGAACGATAATCCGAGCGGTTTCATTACTGGTATCGACACGTCAAATTTCTATACGAACGATAATCCGAGCGGTTTCATTACTGGCATCGACACGTCAAATTTCTATACGAACGATAATCCGAGCGGTTTCATTACTGGCATCGACACGTCAAATTTCTATACGAACGATAATCCGAGCGGTTATATTTCAAGTAATTCAACGTCAGTACCAGGAGCAGATTATATTTCAAATATTATTCAGATTCCTCAAACTGGTTACGACGCGATAATTCCACGGGCGAATACTCTTTACATCATTATTTAATACAAAATAAATCTTTATTTTGCGGCTGCCATCATCGACGTCGAACCATACCCTGAAGCAACTAGTATAAAAATACAGATATACATGCTTGCATATAAAAAAAATATATTTATTTTTAAACAAGTGTAATATAAAATGTGAAGCGTATTTTATTTGTTGTTTTTTGTTTTTTATTTTCTTCTTGTACGATTTATACAGAGAAGCAGTCTCAGGCTTTGTCTAGAACTATTTATGCAACAAAAGATTCTCTTGACGAAGCTCGTATTGATTTAGCTGACAAATACTCTGCTGAGGCTACCCGCTTAGTTAAGCCGCCAAAAAAAAGAGTAGAAATTCCTCCGGTTTATAAAAAAACTATTCCGGTAATTTCTTCTCAAAGTAAGAACTCTCCAGAATATATTAATAAGCAAAGGGTTTTAGTTATACCTGAAAAATATAAAGGCGATACTGTGGTTGTTGTTAGCTCAGCAGAATACGAAGAGCTTTTGAAAGATAAAGAGACTTTTGCTCAAATTAAAAAAGATTTTGAGAATTTAACAGAAGTTAGAGATCAAGTAGACCAAGAATTGATTCGACAAATGGAGTATAATGACAAAATGATTAAAGACTTGAACATGATGCAGAAGAAACTTATCGAAAAAGATCTGGCTATCTTACAAAGAAATATAATTATCGTCGTATTATTATTGGTAATAGGCGCTGCAACTTACTTAAGAATAAAAGGAATACTTTAATATGAAATCACAAACCAAGATAGAATTTTTTATTGAAAAAATTAATAATCTAACAAGCAGGTATCCAGCACAATGTCTTTTTGGATTAGGGTTTATTTTTGGTTTTATAATTGGGTCTATTTTTTAAATATAGAATGTATTTAATATAAAATAAATACGTTTTATAAAATATAAGTATGTTGGCTTTTTCAATTCTTCATTCAGAAATGGTTCCCGTCTTGGTGGCTTTTTTAACAGGTATAGTTGGTCCGATGGTTCTTCTTTACGTAAAGTACCTATTGAGTCTAAGAAAAGAAAAAGATAGAAGTAAAAGACGCGACGATTTTAACATTACTATTAGCGTTCAGCAAAAAATTAATTCCACTCTTAACGCTTTACAAAGCAAGTATGACCTTGATAGAGTTTGGATAGCTCAGTTTCATAATGGTGGTAATTTTTACCCAGGAAATAAAAGCATGAAGAAGCTGTCGGCTACTTTTGAGTCAACAAAGCCTGGAATTTCTACAGATTTAATGAAGCTTCAGAATTTGCCAATATCTTTTTTTAGTAACGTGCTGACGGAAATGAACGAAACTCAGTCCGGAGTGATCGTCGAGACGGATGGATCGCATGAAAACGCATTTAAAGATTTTTGGCTTCATAGGGGCGTTCATCGCTCTTATATGTTTCCTATAATTTGTCTTGAGGGAGATTTTATTGCTATTTTAGGTATTGATTTTAATCATATTGACGGAAGATTATCTGACGAACTTTATAAAGAATTAGAGGGAGAAGCTAAATTGCTATCTGGCTATGTAGCAATAGTTTCTATTGAAAAAAAGTAATAGCGCATAATAATATATTATGATACAAGCTATTAAAAATACAGCGATTTCATTAGTTTCTTATTTGAGCGGACACATGGTTCCGCCCAATACTCCTATTGAGGATATCGAAAAAATGAGAGCCATTAATCATATGGCTTCGAGTAAATTTTATATTGTTTTTACTTCGGTTTTAATCCTTGCGTTTTTTTATTTTGCTAGCTTGGGTATTATGTTTTTTATTCCACAGAAGCCAGAATTTATAAGCGGCTTTGTTACTGTGTTTTCAAAAACCATTGAAATTTTAGCAATTATTATTGCTTCTTATGTGGGCGCTCAAGCTGCCGTAGATCTCAAATACGGAAGCAGTTCAAGAGCTGCTATAGAAAGCGCAAATGAGACTATTAATTCGGTAACTGTTATTCAAACCAACGCAAAAGAAGATGATTATGAACTCGTCTAAGCCGTCACAAAAAGCGCTAGATTTATTATTAAAATATGAAGTTGGCGGCGGAGAAAATTATTATGAAAAATATCTTTCTAAGTTTACCTGGCCTGGTGGAGCGTCTGGTCCAACTATTGGAATTGGAATAGATTGCGCTTACTATTCAGAAAATGAATTAGCTAATATTTTTAATTTTCTAAAAAAAGAAGAAATAGAACTAATAAAGGGAGCAGTAGGGAAAACTTCTGAAAAAGGCAGAGAATATACAAAAAAATTAAGAGGTGCAGGTATCAGCGTTGGCTGGGAAAAGGCTTTGAAAGTTTTTGAATCGCTTACGTGGACTAAGTTTACAAAACTAGCTGAAAAAACATTTCCCGGACTGCCTGAGTTATGCCCTGATGCTTATGGCGCGATTGTGTCTTTAGTTTTTAACAGGGGAACTAGTTTAGTTGGCGAAAAAAGACTGGAAATGAGAAATATAAAAGTTCTTATTCCTAAAAAAGATTATAGGAAAATAGCGGATGAAATTCGCCACATGAAAAGAATATGGCGAGGCAAGAATCTTGACGGACTTATCGAGAGGCGAGAGGCGGAAGCTCTTCTCGTGGAGTCTTGTATTTGATATATAAAATTATTTGTGACATTTTTTATATAATTGTGTAAATTTGAATTACAATAAAAATAATTTATTTTTTATCATGCCAAAATTTGAAAATTCTTATATCTGGGTCAGCGACCTTATTGCAGAAGAATATAGACCGTCGGCAAAAATAGAGTTCCCGTTTCAAACTATTTTCGCGTCTGAACCCGTTAAGATTTTTTTGCCTGAAGAGAAAGATCTTACTGTTGCAAAGGCTGGTATAGATTCATTAAAGCCCTTTTTAGATTCATCAATTGATTTGGAAAAAAACTATGATTTAATTGGCGTTGCTTTCAATGCTTTTGTTGTAAATAGGGCTAATAAAAACGGTCAAGTTATTTCTACTGACGTAGCTTTATCATCTGTTGAAAACTTTAAGTTTAAGCCGATGAACATTGAGCATAAAAGAAAAAATGTCGCGGGTTTGATTACGAGCTATGGATTTAGCGAATACGGAACCGATAAGCCTTTGTCATTAGAAGAGGTTAAAGATAAAAAAGAGCCTTTCAACGTTGTCTTAAGTGGTTTTGTGTGGAGAGTTGTTAATGAAGAGTTCGCCGAAAAATTAGAAGCTTCTTCTGACCCGTCTTCAGAATCTTATTTGACTATCTCCACAAGTTGGGAGATGGGATTTAAAAATTTTAATATTGCCAAAGGCTCTTTAAACTTATCCGAAGCCTCTATTATTTCGGACGAAAATGCTGTTTCTGAAATGAAAAATAAATTAATGCATTTTGGCGGAAATGGCTTAGCTGATGATGGACAGCCAGTTTATATCAACTTAGTCGGAGAGGTTTTACCTCTTGGAATTGGCTTCACAAACAATCCTGCGGCTGACGTAAAAGGCGTGAAAGTTTTTGGGTCCGATGATTTAGAAGATCAACAAGAAGTTAGCGAAGATGCTTCATCTAATACAAAAGAAGCCGTAGAAAGTTCCCAATTAGAAGAAAAACTTGTAGAAACAAATATAATTTCAAATAAATTAGACACGGATAACTTAGCTGCTGCATCTAACTCTTTTGAAAAAGAAATAAATAAAAAGGAAAATAATAAAATGCTTATAAAGTCAATTCAAGATTTAACTGATGACTCTTTGAAACAGATTTGCGCTACTGATATTCGCTCGCTGTTTGAAGAGGAGATTAAGAAGGCTGGAGAAAAATTTGCCGAAGCGCAAGAAGCTAAAGATAAGCTTGTCGCAGAAGCGGAGAAAACAAAAGCTGAACTTGAAGCTCAACTTGAAGAGTTAAAACAAACTGGCGAACAGTTAAAAGCTGAACTCGAAAAAATTAGAGTCGAAGCCGAAGCTCGCGAAAAAGAAGAGTCATTCCAGAATAGAATGACCACTTTAGACGAAGAGTTTTCTTTGGACGACGAAGAGCGCCAAGTTATTGGTGAGCAAATTAAAGATTTAGATCAAGAAGCTTTCGACAAGTGGTATAAAGCTTTTAATGTTTTTGCCAAAAGCAAAAACAAGAAATTAATGATGGAGAAAAAAGAGGCTGAGGAAAAAAATAAAGAAAAAGAAGAAACCAAAGCCGCCTCCGTTGAAGAAAAAGAATCTGCTGAGGCAATTGCTTCAGAGCAAGAAAAAGAGCAAGAAGTCGCTAATATGCTTGAAAAAGCTGAAGTTGAGGAAGTTGCTCTTCCAAATGGTGCAGTTGCCGAGGATTCGCTTAGGCAGAAATTTGCCAAAGCTTTCAATAGTAACACTATCAAAGTAGAAAATAAATAAATTAACAAATAAATAAACAAATTAACAAATAAATAAAAATATGGCTACAATTAGACCTTTTAGAGATTATGATGAGCATGAGGTTATCAACCTTTTTGCTTTTGACGGTGACTTGGGAAATAAAGGCACTTTCGTTACCGCTGTCGGTAATGGTTTTGACCTTTCCAAAGAAGCCGCTTTTGGAAATGACAGTTTTATTGATGGAACTGTCTCCGCTAGATTTAACGTCGCAAGTAAAGTTACTGCTGCTCCTTCTGGAACTGTTCCAGCTAAGGTCCTCGGAATGATGCTTAAGGATGTTAGATCGGTTGATGAAAATGGATACCCATTAAAGTTTGAACCACGTAAAGCTGCTGAGCGCGATGTTATCATTAACGGTGAAGCTGTCCCCGTTGTTAAACGCGGTTTATTCCTTTACAGCGGCGTTGTTGGTACTCCCGCTTTCGGAAGTGGTCTTGCTATTTCTGATGCTGGAAACGGTGAGCTTAAAGTTACAAATGATCCAACCTTAATGGTTGCTAAAGCGCTTGGTCCGAAGGACGCAAATAACTTTGTCTTGATCGACATTAAGCTTTAATACAACGCTAAATAGAAAATAAAATTTAGAAAATAAAAAAATATGAAAATTAAATTTGAAAAAACACCAGAGCAAGTTGAACTTGTGAAAGCCATGGGTTCAAGTAATAAGGTTCAGGCTCTTGAGGCTCAGGACGCTTTTGCTGCCTTTATTGCTCCAGTTATTCAGGAAGTTCTTTTGCAAGCAGGTACCGCTGCCGCTATTTATGAAGACATGAGTTATGATGAAGATGATTCTCCATCTATTCCTGTTGATCTTTACTATGGCGAGCCAGAGGGTACATTTTCTGTTTGGCAGCAAACAGTTGCCGGAGGTCTCCCAACTCAGCAAATTGGCAGCTTTCAAGAGATCAAAGTTTCTACCTATCCTCTTGATTCCGCCATTAGCTTTGATAAGCGCTATGTGCGCAAATGCCGCTTAGACGTTGTTGCTAGAGGTCTTGAAAGACTTTCTAATGACGTTCTTATTAAGCAAGAAAGAAATGCTTGGTACGTTGTTCTTAAGATGCTTGCTGATGCCGAGACAAAAACCGGCACAGGTGGAGCTACTTCTAAGCACGTTTTTAGAGCCGGAACAGCTGGCACATTCCTGCTTGACGATGTTAATAAAGCAATGACCCTCTTAAAAAGATTAAACGCTTCTTATAATTTTTCTTCTCCTATCGGGAACGAAGGAAGAGGCTTAACTGATCTTTATGTTTCTCCTGAAATCATGGAGCAGGTCAGAGGCTTTGCATATAATCCAGTTAATACTAAGCAGGCTGCATTAGGAACTACCTCTATTCCTCTCACGGATTCTCAGCGCGAGCGCATTTATAGCGCTGCTGGAATGAGTGAAATCTTCGGGGTGACTCTTCATGAGCTTCTTGAGCTTGGGGTTGGTCGCAAGTACAACGTCCTTTTCAATGAGATCGCTACAGGTAAATCATATGGAAGCGGCGCAGGTACAGCTTTCGGAGCTAATGACCAAATCCTTGTCGGTCTTGATCGTTCGCGTAGATCGTTTATCCGCACCTTGGCTGTTAATGCTGAGACCGGTGGAAGCTTCAATCTCCGCCCAGATGACCAATTCTTGGCTCGTTCTGGAAAAGTTGGTTTCTATGGCGGTCTTGAAGAAGGTCGCGTCGGACTTGATGCTAGAGCAGTTGCCGGCATCATCGTTTAATAAAAGACTAAAAATAAAATCAAAGACAAGCCCCGTTTATCGGGGCTTTTCTTTTTTATTTAACAAATTTTCTTTTAGATAGATTTTATTGATATTAAATGTGTAAACTATTAAGTTCGTTTGTATTTTATAAATTATTTTAATAATGTAAAAGTCTATGATTCCAGCTATTTATGATTTACCAGATGCTTATAGGGGAGATGATTATGGTCCGATCTTATTAAAAATAAAAGACGCTAATGGAAATTATATTCCATTTATTGGGTCTCAAATAAATTTGCATGTAAAAAATAAAAAAAATTGTGCTGTAGTTTTAAGTTGGTCTACATTAGATGGCACCATAGATAGACCAGATGATTTTTCAATCGTATTAAAACAAAAAATTGGATGCAGAATGGGAATGCCTCCAGGAAAATATAGTTACGATTTGCAAATTTTAGATTCTAAAAAAACAGCAAGTTATTTAAGGGGAACGCTATCAGTAACGGGAGATGTAACTGATATAGTATTTTGTGACTGTGAATATAATGGGGGTTCTGCTGAGCAATTAAGTGATTCATTTTGCTCAATTGAATCAGCTATTTCTTTATCTCGAATGTAAAAACTCTTGTGTATATATTGAAATAATATAATGGATATCTTATTAACACTAAATTCCGGTATGGGTGAGGGACTCGGTCCAACTTTTTCTGTCACTCCAGATGTTGGGCTAGCAAATCCAGGAATTGCTTCTAAGGAAGAGCTTTTGAATGGTAAAGTTTTTACTGTAAGTAACTGCGCTACTCATGTAACGATTACTTCACTTGGAAAGTGTGGAAATTCTATCACGTTTTTTATAGGAGCGCTTTTGACTCCTACTCCGACTTTAACTGCAACTCCTACGCCAACACCGACGGCTACCGAAACTCCTACGCCAACACCGACGGCTACCGAAACTCCTACGCCAACACCGACGGCTACCGAAACTCCTACGCCAACACCGACGGCTACCGAAACTCCTACGCCAACTCCGACGGCTACGCCAACTCCGACGGCTACGCCAACTCCGACGGCTACGCCAACTCCGACGGCTACGCCAACTCCGACGGCTACGCCAACTCCGACGGCTACGCCAACTCCGACGGC